AATCTCATCGATCTTTATGACGCCGATGACGAAAAGGTATATCGCGAATTGATTAACCTATATGGATATAAGCCAAAGATTGCTCAAAAGACTCTTATGAGAAATAATCCAGACATTAAGAAAATTACAGATCGGGGTGCAGGAGTTAAAATCGACATGAGAGAAGATGCACAAGACGAAAAAAGAATGATGCGTTCTCAGCTCATGTTTATGGCGTATGCTGCAAAAGAGATTGCTACTTACCTTGATCGAATTAATGATCCAGAAGAATGGTATCAAAATAAGATGGCTACGACTCATTCAATGATGAAGACTCTTTATTCTTATGCGCAAGGTCAAATGCAAGCAATGGCTGCTGACCGAGATGATATCATGGCCGGTTATTACGGAGAAGACACTAATATGAAAAGCTTTAAATCACACCTCGATGAAAATGATTTTAAAATCGATGGGCGAAGAAGAGAGTTTAAAGAAAAGCTTCGTAAGCTTGCATATGAAAAGTATGGTAAGAAAAAAGTAGATGCTATTGATAAAGCAGATATGAAAGAAGACCAGCAGATCGATGAAGCAAACTTCAAGCCTGGTAATCTAAAGCTTAAAGATGGTTCTAAAGTTAAGCTTTCAATGGACGACGCAAAAGCCATATCAGCTGTAATGAAAACATTGAATCCTAAGAATCGTAAAGAAATGGAAACACGAATGATGGCAGACAAGAAAGGATTCGAAGAAATCATGGCATTTGTACAGGCAGCTGGTCTCTAATGGCTTGGCTTCCTGTTCCAGGCTCGAATGGAATTTGGGAGTATGATAATGCTCCGGCTGTGCTGCAATCTGACATTTATGTAAGCGCAAACGGTACGCTTAATCTGGGGATACGTACATTTACTCCACCAAATGGTGGTAATCCTCAGCAAACCTACGTTAAATGTAGAAAGGTAGGTGAAACAATAGAGCGTGGCGAACTGTCAAAAAATTATTACGATAACCAGTAATTGGTAAATGTATAAATAAGATTTAAGAAGAAAAACAAGGGTAAATGATATGAAATTAATTACCGAAGTAAATGAAAGTTGTGAAGTAGTTTCTGAGCTGAATGAAGAAACCGGCAAAAAGTCGTTCTTCATTGAAGGCGTTTTCATGCAAGGTAATATCAAAAACCGAAATGGTAGGATCTACCCTAGTGATGTTCTCGAAAAAGAGATGAATCGTTACCAAAAGGAATTCATTGAGACTAAGCGCGCTCTTGGCGAACTCGGTCACCCTGAAGGTCCACAAATCAACGGTGAGAGAGTTTCTCACTTGATTACTGAAATGAAGAGAGAGGGTAACGACTTTCACGGGAAAGCAAAAATTCTTGGCACACCTTACGGAGAAATTGTAAAGACTCTTCTCGACGAAGGTGTGAAGATCGGAGTCTCGACTCGCGGCCTTGGTTCTGTTAAAGCTAAGAATGGAGTGATGGAAGTACAAGGTGATTTTCATCTTTCGACAGTTGATATTGTCACTGATCCTTCTGCACCTAACGCCTTTGTTAACGGTATTATGGAAAATGTAGAATACTATTATGATATTGCTTCTAATGCTTGGCTCCCTCGGGAAGCTCAAGAAGAAGTTGCCGAAGTGGTCGAACAGATCACTAAGCAAGTTCACAAGAAGTATAATAGAATAGTGAACAAAATTGACGAACAGACAGCAGCTAAACTCTTCCAAAAGTTTATTAATACGCTGCAAAAGTAAAAGATTTATAAATAGTTTGCAACAATTCAATTGTTACATAAAAGGAGACTAAATATGGCAGATGATCAAAACAAGGTTGTCACTGACGAGGAGGTTCTCGAAAGTACAGCAGAAACTGTTGAAGAGCAGGTTGAGTCTGTTGAGGAAGTCACCGAAGAAGAGCAGCAAGAAGTAGTAGCTGAAGCTGAGGAGCAGGTAGAAGTTGTAGAAGAGACTGAGGAAGTTACTGAAGTCGATCCTACAATTGCTTCGATCTTCGAAGGTGTTGACCTTTCAGATGAATTCAAAAATAAAGTATCAGTCGTTTTTGAAGCTGCAATCAACGAGCAGGTTAAAGAGAAAGTCGCAGCAGTCGAATCTCAGTTGCAAGAGCAACTTGAAGCAGAGCTTCAAGAATCTCTGACGACTAAGGTAGAAGAGATTGTTGAAAATCTTGACAAGTATCTTGACTATGTAGTTGACGAGTGGATGACTGAAAACGAGATTGCTATCGAAGCTGGCATTAAAGTTGAAATGGCAGAATCTTTGATGAGCGGTCTTAAAGATCTATTCGAAGAGCATAACATTGACGTAGACGATGAAACTGTTGATGTAGTAACTGGCTTGGAAGAGCAGGTTGCAGCATTTACAGAAAAGGAAAACGAGCTTGTAAATAGCAACATTGAGCTCGCACAGCAAATTGCAGATATGAAAGCTGAGAAAGTCTTTGAGGAAATGACACAGGACCTCACTGTTTCTCAACAAGAAAGAATGAAGACTCTTTCTGAAAAGCTTGATACTGCGGATCTGGAGTCTTACACGACTAACCTCCAGACCATCAAAGAATCTTTCTTTGCAGAGACATCTGTGAAAAAGGAAGAAGTGATTGAAGAAGAAATCGTTTTGGAAGAGGATGAAATTAAGCGTCCTGTTTCTGACTATTCTTCGGTCAATGCTCTTGTAGAGGCACTCAACGCAAGAAAAACCAACTAAAATTAGTTTTTTATAAATAAAACAGTAACACAGTTTAATAACAAGGAGATAGAATAATATGTCTGAGACAAACTATCAAAAGCTTGTGGAAAAGTGGGGGCCAATCCTTGAGCACGAATCTTTTTCACCTATTGCTGATCAACACCGCAGATCTGTAACTGCGACTATCTTGGAGAACACTGAAAAAGCTCTTCAGGAGTCTGGTGACCTTTCTGCTAACATGAGCTCTCTGCTTTCAGAAGCTCCTCTTAACCAAGTGGGAACTACTGGTGGATTTACATCTGGTTCTGCTGATGCAGGTCCTGGTGCAGGTTACGATCCAGTACTGATTTCTCTTGTACGTCGCGCAATGCCAAATCTGATTGCATATGACATCTGTGGCGTCCAGCCAATGACTGGTCCTACAGGTCTCATCTTTGCAATGCGATCTCGTAAGTCTGCCCAACTCGGTGCAGAAACTGGATACGCTGAAGCAGATACTTCATTCTCTGGTACAGGTACTCACACCGGCACGATCGCTGTTGCTGATGCTGCTAATACTACTCTCTTCGAGACTGGTACTGGTATGACTACAGCCGCTGGTGAAGATCTCGGTGATGGCGGTACTTTCGCAGAAATGGCCTTCTCTATCGAGAAAGTAACTGTTGCTGCTAAGACACGTGCACTGAAGGCTGAGTACACCACTGAATTGGCACAAGACCTGAAAGCAGTTCATGGTCTGGATGCCGAGACTGAGCTGGCTAACATCCTCCAGTCTGAGATCCTTACTGAAATCAACCGTGAAGTGGTACGTACTATTTACACCACTGCTGAGGTTGGTGCAGGTAACACCGCTTCTGCTGGTGTATTTGATCTCGACGTTGATGCTAACGGCCGCTGGTCTGTAGAGAAGTTTAAGGGCTTGATGTTCCAAGTTGAGCAAGAAGCGAATGCAATTGCTAAGGCTACTCGCCGCGGTAAGGGTAACATCGTAATCTGCTCTTCTGACGTGGCTTCTGCCCTTCAGATGGCTGGTGTACTGGATCACACTCCAGCACTCAACAGCAACGCTCTGGAAGTTGATGACACAGGTAACACCTTCGCTGGTGTACTGAATGGTCGCTTCAGAGTCTACATTGACCCATATGCAGGTTCTAACTACATGGTTGTAGGTTACAAGGGTTCTAGCGCATTCGATGCTGGCCTCTTCTACTGCCCATACGTACCTCTGCAGATGGTCCGTGCAGTTGGTGAGAACACTTTCCAACCGAAAATCGGATTTAAGACTCGCTACGGCATGGTTGCTAACCCCTTCGCTGAAGGTCAAGCAACTGCTAACAATGCTGCTGGCCAAGGTCTTGGTGCTCTTACAGCTAACGTTAACAAGTACTACCGTAAGGTACGCGTCACTAACTTGTTCTAATAACAAGAAGCCCTTTCAAAGGGGACGCTTTGAGGGAGGCCTTGTGCCTCCCTTTTTTTTAACATAACCTTTACTGAAATGTCATTAAAAATTAATGGTAGGGGTGTCTTTGTAGCGATAAATAAATTCATTGGAACATATAATAGAACCCCGCCAGTTTGACTGACGGGGATTTTTTTTGGAATTTACAAAGAGGACCCCCACATATGAAATATCTCTTATCCCTTCTATTATTAGTCCCGATTCTAGGATTTGCAGAAGTCCACTATAATCGGAATGAACTCCCTCAACTTAACGCACAAATCTTAGAAGCATCAGAATTTGCAGATCGTATCGAAGCTACAATGGTACCCGTCGCAAAGCTCAAGCCTGTACAAACTCAACGTGTTAAAGACTTAGTCAAGCACGAAAAGCGACTCATTAAAGTCCAACAAGATACCTATAGACCTTTAGTCATCGATCATGATTATTACATCATTGATGGGCACCACCGATATGATGCACTTACCGAAATGGGTGTAGAAATGGCAAGAGTGCTACTTGTTCATGCAAACATCAAAGATGTAGTTGACTCTTTTCAAGAATATCGTGACGATACACCAACATATGAACCAATGGAAGAAATTCGAGTATACGGCTCTCGTGCCAATCTTATTAATGCTGTTGATAAGCAAATGATGGCAGATAACATTATCTCAGTTGTCGATTCAGATGCACTAGGTAACTTCCCAGATACTACTGCGGCAGACGCAGTTCGTCGCTTGTCTGGTATCAATGTAGAGAATGATCAGGGTGAAGGTCGTTATATTACCATTCGTGGATTGTCCTCTGACCTTAATGCAGTGTCAGTAAATGGGGCTTCAATGGTGGCACCTGAGAATGGACGCTCAGTGATCATGGATGGCATTCCAACCGAACTTCTGGATAGTATTACCGTAGCGAAGTCTTTAGTGCCTGAGATGGATGCTGATAGCATCGGAGGGCGGGTTGAATTCAATACGAAAAAAGCAACTGAACTTGACGATCGTTTATTCAATATTAAGCTTGCCACAAAATGGAGCGAGAAAGATGATAAGCAAATGCCTAACGCTTCTATCATCTATGGTGATTTCATTACAGATAACGTAGCTCATATCGCAGGTCTTACCTACTCATCTCGTCGTATCATTTCCCACAATAACGAAACTGGCTTTGGCTGGGAAGATGGGTTAATGAATGACGACTACGAAATGAGATGGTATGATGTTGAGCGAGAGCGTTATGGCTTTAGCTATGACATTGCCTATGATACAGGAACGACCGTATATTATGCAAACGTTCTCCATAATCAATACGATGAAACCGAAACTCGATTTAAGAATGAGTACGGTAAGATCAAAAATACTGGTGCTGAATTTGATAATGCAGTCGAGTCTTCTCGTGTACGCCACGACGTAGAAACAAAGCAACGTTACGAAACTCGTACAATTAGCGCAGCTTCAATTGGATTCGAACACCTTGGTAGCGTAACAATTGATGGTCAACTTTCTTTTTCAAGAGCAGAAGAAGATGACTCGGATAATGCTGACATTACTTTCCGTAACTATGACAAAGACTTTGGTGCTTTGTTTGATTGGTCTAATCCACGCCTTCCTACTGTAACTGCTTATGATCCAGGCCTTCGTGATCCAGCAAACCTCGAGTTTGATGCTTTCGAAACATGGTCAAATGTCAGCCAAGACGAAGAAGTAGCGGCTCAGCTCAACTTTGAGTTTGATACAAGTTTCGGTATGATTAAGACTGGTGTCAAGTATCGAGATCGTACTAAGGAAGTTGATGACTACATCATTGGTTATACATGGGATCGTACTCTTGCAGACTTCGACTCATCTGCACCTGATTGGATCTGGGATCATCAAACATTAGGTCCACACCTTTCGGGCGCAGACACTTATGACCTACTCAATTATGTAGATCAAATGGAGTTTGATTTTGAAGACGATCTCAGCAGGGACTTTACTACTGACGAGCGTATCATGGCGGCATATATTCAAGATACGGTTGACTTTGAAAATGGTACAATCATCTTTGGTGTTCGCTATGAAACGACAGAGTTCGAGTCTCAGGCATATAACCAAGACGGTGAGCTTGTATTTGCAGAGAATGATTACTCGTTCCTTGCACCTAACTTGACTGTGAAGTACTTCTTGACTGACAACCTTCAAGTTCGTGGTGCTCTTTGGCGTGGACTTTCTCGCCCAGGCTTTAAGGAAACTGCACCAAAGACTTCGGTTGATGTAGACACCTCTGGTGATACTTCTGGATCAGTCGGTAACCCAGACCTACGACCTTATGAAGCAGATAACTTTGACATTTCGCTTGAGTATTATGGTGATGGTATGACGTTTGCTTCGGTTGGTTTCTTTTATAAGAACATTGCAAATGCTATCTATCCTACTTACCAGTTGAATGGTACATATAATGGTATTACATTCAATGATGGTGTAGAGACATGGATCAATGCTCAAGACTCAACAGTAAAAGGTGTTGAAGTTAACCTACAATATGGTTGGGAAAATGGATTGTACGTCGCATTGAATGGTACAGTCACTGACAGCGAATCAGAGTTTAGCTTTGATAATGATCAATCATTCACTACTCCTTTCCGTAAGCTCGCAGATAATGCAGCTAACGTAAGTTTAGGATATGATGATGGTGCACTTGACGTTCGTATTGCTGGTACATATCGAGGGAAGTATCTCGATTGGCTCGCAGACGAAGATGGTGATATTACAAATGTAAGCGATAACAACTCGCGCTACGTTGCACCTCACATGCAAATCGATATTACTGCTAAGTATGCAGTCAGTGATACAGTAACTATTCGTATGGAAGCAATCAATATTAATGATCGCGAAGAATACTACTACTGGGGTAACGAGAATCAGTTATCGCAGTTCGATAACTATGGTGCATCATACGTCATCGGAGTCGATTTTAAACTCTAGAACATACACATGTCACCCGGAAGATTGGTCCAGATACTCCACACTGGATCATCTTCCGAATCTCCAAACTCCACTGGAGTTGAAAATTGAACTCCGTGCTCCATTTCATGCAATTGACTCATCACCCAACGAGTCCGGAGTATAGTTTCAGCGTTGTTGGTAGGTGGCGGTTGGTTTTCAATTTCTTCCAAACAGAAGCAACCACCTGTTGTTCCTAACTTCACTGATTGCCCTTCATATTCTCCTGTTCCCTCACCGAAGGTACAACTGACATTATAATCTGAGAACCTGCCTGTCGGCAAGTCAGCATAAGTCATGATCGTACCGAACCCACCATAGACACCTTCGTAATCAGGATTATCTACTTGTGGATTATATCCTTCTAAGTGGTGACCATATGAATATTCAAAAAGACCCCAATCACTTCTAACGTCATTATATTCGTGTTGAGCACCTAATAGATGTCCAATCTCATGAGCGAATGTCTCGTGTGCTCGTTGGTAATAACGTGTAATTTCATATTCTTGAAATGTACTGTTATGGAAACACTGTAATATACCTCTCGTCTTATCCATGCCACGAGTTGCATCTAAGTTAGCAACTCCACATGCGATTGGTTCTTCGGGGCGTTTCTTAAAAAGGAATGCTAAATCAGCTTCTGCTTCACGTTGCCAATCACCTAAACCACGAAACTCATATCTCTCATTAAAGAATGCCGAGTATTGTCGATATAAATCACCTGGCGCCACGTCAACCATTACTATGCCTGCTCGACGAACAAGTGTATACGTACCAGACGCCATATACATATGATTTGACTC